CATCGATGTTGTGAGGAACTCTCCAACCGTTTGCAGCAATGCGATTGATGAGCTTAGATGCTGCTTCAAATTGCCACATCCCTACATTTCTAAATCCATAGCGTTCTAATAGTCTGATTTGTTTTGGTGTTGTCAAGCCCTCGTTTTGGCGTTTTGATAGGCGGTCAAGAATCTTCTGAGCCTTCCCAGCATTGCCAATCTCATCGGGCATGATTCCGAGTCGTTCTAATGTTTGAAGTTGCTTGTCTGAAGGTGGGCTCATCTCCCATCCAAATGATGGGACATAGCTCGTGAGGTCTTCGGCATGAATCGACATTTCGAATTGTAACGGATCCACAAGCTTGCGTTTTCTCTTTCGCATCTCAGCGAGTTGTTTCGCAAGTGCTTCTTCTCGTTGTTCGGTCACATCTTCTTTTGCAACTTCCTCTAATTCGAGAAGCTCAAATNGAGCTGGACGACACAATTCATGCTTCTCTGTATGCCATAAGAAGTCGAGGAGCAATAGATGTGTCTTACCGGGATGCAATCGAGTCCCACGCCCCACCATTTGAGAATAGAGGGAGCGAACTTTTGTCGGTCTTAACACGACCACACAATCCACCGATGGACAATCCCATCCCTCTGTCAGTAGCATCGAATTACACAAAACGTTGTATTTTCCGTTTTCAAAATCCTCGAGGACTTCCGCACGGTCTTTGGATTCTCCATTCACTTCCGCAGCTCTGAATCCCTTCGAGTTCAAGATGTCTCTGAACTTCTTGGATGTATTCACTAATGGAAGGAATACGACCGTCTTCTTATCCTTGCAATGTTCCACCATCTCGTTTGCAATCTGTTCGAGATACGGGTCCAACGCATTCCCAACATCACTCGCTTTGAAATCTCCTTGTGACATTGAGACACTCGAGAGGTCAAGATTCAATGGGATTGTGAGTGCTTTGATTGGGCTCAAATAACCTTCTTTGATGGCTTGCGGTAGTGTATATTCGTAGGCTAGCGAGTCAAAATATGTCCCAAGATTACGCATATCACCACGGTCGGGAGTTGCTGTCACTCCTAACACATTCGCACTATCAAAGTGTGAAAGCACACGTTGATATCCATCAGAGATGCAATGATGAGCTTCATCCACCACAATCGAATCGAAGTGGTCTTTCTCGAATTTTGCGAGGCGTTTGGGTTGCTGCAAGGTTTGAACGGATCCAACGACAACTCGATTCCACGAACCGAGACTTGTT